AGTGATTCAGTCAGCAATGCTCAAATCATTGAAAATTTTCGCGAGACGCCATCGAATGGAATGGCATCCCGCTTGGTTAGTTATGGTGTGTGTGGCCCTCATGTTGGCCTCTTGCGTCTTACTAACCATCCCTCGGAGAGTCTACCTCATGTTGTGGGCTTTCGGCGCAATTGTTGCCGTACTCCGAGATCTCTTGATCATCACTGTTGGTTTTCGAACCCGTACTCTGACTGGTACGATAAAAACTGTGGTGCAAGAGAGACTCCACTCGCTCTACTCAAGATTAGTGCGAGGTGGAGGGGTGCCTGACGCAGATTTCGTGCGCCAGACATTCCAATCCATCAAGTTTGTTGGATCAAATGTTGCACAAAACCATTCCCACCCAGAAAGTGCGGCCAATCGCAATTCTGCGACTTGGTTTACAGACGTCTTTGCCCGTATTATTGGCAAGCGCCCGTTCCACTTCCAAGCTGGGTCGCGCCCCATCCGGGCTGGGAACGCGTTCTCCCGTTTACTGTTTTGGGTTAAAGACCTCGCTCTTCCGTATTCCGGCGACCTTCCGTTGCCGTCTGACGTCGTCGGGTTGACTGACGTCGATTACTATATGGAGACACCCGAGCTTGAGGCCATGTTAGTCCAACCCAACATATACGTCCTTTACACAATGACACCCACGACTGCCGCATCCGACGACGCTGAAATGGCTTTCACATTCCTTCCGACTGGTGAAATCAAAGTAAGCGTCGCTGGCGGTGCTGTCTACCAACATCATCTTCATGACTTCAACCACGACCATATCTTGGCGACAACCCTGTTTCCCCCGAAATATGCTGTCTACAACGTCGAACGCAGACAAACCTCAAAACACCACTCCTTGGTGTGTTTGACACCCATCTGCTCGGGCGGAGGTGTTATATCGACCCTCCTAGTCCGGTGGCTAGGACACACACGTTTGTCGCGATTGAATGTCACTCGTAATGGCTGGGCCCGATTTAATGTTCGTAAAAGGTCCGGCTTGTATGTGACCATGGCTCGTTGCGGTTCTTACGCCGCCGCCACCGTCACTGCCGAACAAGATGATCTCGTAGAAGAGAGCCTGCGGACTTCGAAACAACTGGTGTTGTCAGAAGTAAAGAAACTCTGCGATCTCTACGCTGGAGCTATGGTGGTCAAGAACTACCATATGGAGCAAGCCAAAGGTAACGAACTCACAGTCGTCAGCAACCCTGATGATGACTCGACTGTTCGTTACCAGATGGGTGACCTCGCCGATTATAACCCCGACGCCCAACCGGTTGTCGTTCCTTTCATGAACCCGATTGTGAAGGGCGGGTGCTATAATCCTGAGCTCGGGCCTTCAACCGCCCGGACTGCGATCAGCGAGCGCATCACAAAATGCATCCAGCCTGATAAACCTCTCACTGAGTTCGTTGCCACAACCATGGCCGAGTTCGTGGATTTTATTAGACCAAGAGAAAGATTGCATCCCGTTCATCCGGACCAAGTATATGAGAAACAGACACGGCCCTCACAACAACGCGCCCTCAATCAAGGCTTTAACCAGGTGTTTGATGGTGGACCCATCATCTCCGCCTTCATTAAGAGGGAAGCTTTACAAGGGTTTAAACCCCCACGCAACATTTCAACCATGACCCCACACGCCAAAGCCAACTACTCATGTTACATGTACGCTGCTGCGGAACACGTCAAGACCCTTGCACCCTATGCATTCTCCCGCACTCCACGTGCGGTTGCAGAGCGCATAGTAGACATGGCACGCGCAGCCACAACAATGTGTGAATTTGATATCCATCGAATGGACGGCTACGTCAACCGCCGATCGCGCGACCTTGAACGAATGGTCCTTGGAGCATTCTTCAAGGAGGACTACCATGCTGAGATGTACGCTCTGCATGCTGCGCAATACAAGAACACCGGTTACGTATCCTATGGCAAGTTCAAGGAGGACATCGTCAAATATTACCAGGAGTACTCCCGTGCTTCCGGCTCCCCCGAGACTTCGCTGTTCAACACACTTATCACCATGTACATGCACTATTTAGCTTTCCGTTTGATGCATAATGGGACTTATCTAGCGCCACATTTGGCCTGGTATAGTCTTGGTATGTACGGCGGGGATGACGGCATTACTGCGGACCTCGACCCCGAGCGACTGCAGCGCGCTGGTGCTATGCTTGGCTTTAAAGTCAAAGCTTTCACTATTAAGCGTGGCGACCGTTTTTCCTTCCTTAACCGGCACTACCCTGCTGCCTGGTTAGGGGACCCCTCGTCCTACAGTGATATTAAACGAGCCCTCGTTAAATTTCATGTTACCCCACAGCTCACGGTCACTAATCAAGAAAAGTTGGTTCAGAAATCCCTTGGATATCTGTTCAGCGACGCTAAAACACCCGTTTTAGGTGACATAGCCCTCGCAGTCACTGTCCTCGCCGGCATCAGTATTGAAGACGGCGAGTCGATGTGTGACCCGTTGAGGCTCCGTTCTTACCATAGCGTTTGCCCAATGAATGAACAATACCCACAGGTTCAAAGCGAAGCTGGTCAAGAGTTTCTTCAAGAGCAGTTGCCCGGGTTTCCTTATCAGAAATTCCTTTCTAATTTGGAAGCCTGTTGCACCCTGGAAGACATCATGCGTCTTCCCACGCTGTACGAGTTGGAGATAGAGCCCCAGCCTGGGTTCATCCAGCCGAACGCACTTGGGTTGCCTCACAAGCCAAAATCTGCTCCAAAGACAAACACCAAGAAACCCGGTCCAAAGAAATCCGCAGCGCCAGGCCAAGGCAAGCCCAAGCCTCGGCGCGCGTAACCAACAAACACCGCAATGCTCAGGGGCGAAGGCTGTCGCCCCGATACATTCTGTCAGCTTTTGAGCAACGCGTGAGAAATATCTTACACAAAGAATGTTGTCCAAGAAAGCTTATCTTGCGAAACATGCAGCCAAATATGCTGGACTCCCAGCCGCTGAGAAGGAACGACGATACAAGCAATATCTATCTTCTGCTGCCACCCCTTCGGGCACCACTGTTGCGCGCATCCCCCGCGGACCTCGCCCAACTAAACCCCGAGGGCCCTGGATTCCGAACACCCCAGCTCGAAACGGCCTTACCCAGGCGTTGCTTGGCTGTGGGACGGACTACCCAGCACTTGATGATACCGCTGTGTTGCGCGGTTCCAATCACAACCTTTCATCCGCTACCGTCGACGCTTCCGGGAATGTTGGCTTCTGCCTCATCCCCGGAGCACTTTTCACAAACTCTTCAGTCATCTACAATGCCCCCACCTTCGTCTCGTCCCTCGTCACGTCGTGGGGTGCAGGCACGCCGATCGCGGCCCCAGTCTCCCTCAACAAGTCGAGGATCATCGGGGCGTCGGTGTCCATCTACAGTACGACCGAGCCACTCAACTTGAGTGGTTATTGGAGTGCTTGCATTTTCATGCCGGACAATTCCGCTGCTTATTGGCCGGTGAGCACTTCCAATGTCATGTTGCGACCCCAAAGCCACATGGCACGAGCTTACGAAAAGTGTGATGTCGTGTTGCCTCCCGCACCTGAAAACATCTTGCGTGTTTTCAACGACAATCAGACTGTCGCCGTCGCCGAGAAATTGGTGGGCCACCCGGCCCTCTGCTATATCGGTGCAGGGTTTCCTCCCTCCTCCACGATTCTTATTGACATCTGCTGGAGTTGGGAGCTTACCTCTGGCTCTGCAGGTAATGCAGACGCAGTTTTGCTCAGCCAACACCCACCCATGCCGGGTATGCTGCAGCAACTCAGCGACACGATTAGCAGCCTTGGTTCCCAAGCCTTCTCATATCTCGCTGCGAATCCCCAGTATGCCGTGCGCGCTGCAGCTGTAGGCTACAACGCCGCACGAACCTATGCTTCGACCCAACGCACCTACCGTGCGCTACGTTGAGCTTTGTCTATAA